TCGATGGTGACTGGTTTGGTTGCCATGGTGATGCTCCTATGCGTAAGTTACAAAGCCGGTCACGTCGTTGAGCGTGACTCCGGTGTTGTCGGTGAGGCCGCGCGCGCCGGTGATCGCCACACTCATCGCAGTGCCGAACGAAATGCCGCCCTCGCCCATGGAGACGCTGACCACGGCCTTGTTGGCCGGCATCATGATGTCAAGCACTGCCGACGTGGTGCCCATGACGACAGAACCGGCCGCAGTGTTGAACACCTTGAGGAAGCGGTCAGTGGTCGCGTTTGCGTTGACGCCGTAGACCTTGAGAAAGCGGCCAGCCGAACCCTTGAGCGCCTGCGCCGCCGGCGTGGCCGGGCAGTTGAGATTGACTGGCGTGGCCGCACCCGTCGAGCTGCCGCGATACTGAACGCCGAAGTCGCCGATGGCGTTGGTTCCCGCCGCAATCGAACCAGTGCCGATGTTGGCGGTGACCGTGCCAGACACAGGTTGAGTCGGACCCGCAACGGTCAGCGCGACTGGGATCGGCGTGCTGGCGCCCATCTGCCGCGCGCCGGCCAGGTACACCGGCAGGTTGACCGTGTCTTCGACGGAGGCAAACCCCAGGGTCCAGTTTGTGTTGCTGGCCGGGTTGGCTGTGCCGTTGAAGCACCACAAATACACGTACAGCTCGACTTCTTGATCCGGGATGTTCGCCCATCTGTGCGCGCGATTCGTGACCGCTGGCGCCGTGGCTGACGCGATTAGCGCATCACCAAAATAGATGCTCCGACCGTCGATCTGCGTCTGCGCCATGTGTCCGGGCGATGCGGTCGTATTGATCGTCGCGCTGGTGTCGCCCGATGCGTACCCGTAGCGCTGCGCGTCAACCGACGCGGCCGTCGCAGTGGTGCCCGTGTAGAGCCATCGGATATAACTCCAACCGAAAAGATCAACCGTACACGATCCCGACGCGGGCCAGCCAGCCACTGTGAAGTTAATCGTGTCAACGTTGGGGATTGAGGCAATCGCGTAGCGCCCGGGAACACCGTTTGCGCCAGTGATCGCACCCACGAACATTGACTGGCCCACGTTGTCGGCAGTCAGTCCGTGCGCGGTCACGGTGACGCTGATGCTTGTGGCGCTGTTGATCGTGCATGACGCGCCCTCGGCGAACATGTCCGCCAGCAGCACCGCGAAGTTGGTGTTGGCAATGCGCTGCGAGGCAATCAACTGATGCCGGTGGATGAGCGCCCCATTGAATGAGCGATCAGAGCGCGCGAGGAATTCGGAGTTAGCTGTTGTGCCGCCGCCGACGACCAGATTGCCGTTCGACTGAGTGACGGTTATGCCTGTGCCAAGACGGCGCTGGGTCATGCCGGGCGCATTAAGCCCCGCTGCGCTGGCGCGCGTGAAAGACACGCTCCACGTGTCCTGTGGCGTGTTACGCACCACAAGCCCAGCCGTGCCGGCATCGGCATTGGTCGCCAGTACACGCGCGTGCACAGTGCTGTCGGCTAGGCCGTCGCTCAGCTTGACGCGCTGATAGTGCGCGTTGTTCGGAGCCGTGCCGATGTCGTCGGTCGCGACCGGCTCGTCGGTCCCTGGCAGGATGACGTTGTCGGCCATCGCCTCAGATCCTCAAAATGCGGTTGGCGCCGTTGCTCCACGCTGCCGCGATGTCGCCGCCGTTGGGCGTGATGGGCAGGTTGCTACCGGTGTATGCGACCTCGTACACGGCGTCGGCCGAGACGCCGGAGGACAGCGCAGAGACGGTCAGCGACCGCGCGCCAGCCGATGCGGCGGCGGACAGCGTGATCGTGGCGGGGCCGGTTCCCGAGATCAGCGTCGCGACCGCACCATTGGCGATGCCGAGCTGCAGCGCTTCGACCGTGACAGTAACGGCTGCGCCTGCGGCCGCGGCTGCGACGGTGAAGCGGAATCGACCGTCGAGAATGGCGACCAGGCGCTGGGCGGTGGCCGCAACATCGACCCCGCCCGTGACGGCGCTGGCCTGAAACAGCAGGATCGCTGGCACAGCCGCGCCGGCAGCCACGGCGGTAAATGTGGCGTCGTTCGCGTCGAGAACGCCGTCCGAGAACGTGACGCTGGCCAGGTTGACGGTGCTGACCAGCGTGCCGCCGGCACCGGTCACGTCAGAGACGAACGCGTGCGCGCTGTTGTAGGTGTAGCCGCGCAGCAGCGCAGCGCGGATGACGGCCGTGTCGAGATCGATGAGGCCGGTACCGAGGCCCTGACGGCCGTTTGCGAAGAACTGGTCCATTTGAACCTCAATCAGGATTGCTTGCGGCGGCGAACCGGCGCTTCTGGTGGCGCAACGTCCGCCGGGACCGGCAGCGCTACGCGATCTGCGATTTTCAATTCATCAACAAAATGCGCGGCATGCGCAGCGGAGCACGTGAGCAGATCACCCGCGGTCAACGTCCCAAACTGGGTGCTGTAGCAGGTAGAGGTGAACTTGATGCGCTCCATTGATGTGCTCCGCTGCGTTAGCCGATTAGGCCGGGGTCAGATCACCGCCACGCAATGCCGCAGGACGCTCGATACCGAGTGCCAAGCGACGCTCTGCGCGGATGGTGACGAGGTTGGTCGTGAAGTTGCTGGCGTCTTCTTCCGACAGCGCCACGGCCACACCATCCCGATTGAAAATGGTGGCGGCCATGTCCAGCGCACCGACGAGGAACGTGTCGGCAGTGACTGCGCTTGTCGGGATCACCGGGATGCCCCAGATTGCAGGCGCAGCTGCCCCACCCGGATTGCCGAGCAGATAGCGAGCCTGCGTGTCCTTGAGGGCCTCAATGACGGCCCAGTCGGTGGGGTTCAGCAGGATTGCATTCGGCGGGTAGTCCGCGCCTTGAAGATCGCCGATGACCCGGCGGATCAAGTCAAAGCGTTGTGGGCTGCCGACCCAGGCGGTCATGTTGGCGGCGGTGTAGCCGTGCGGCGTGAAGTTGCCGGTATTAAAAATGCCCGACAGGTTTGCGCCCGCGCCGTTGCCGTTGATGAGCTGATTCTCGACGCGAAGATCAACGCCATAACGCATGCGGGTGTTGATGTAGGCGGCGACCGCGGGAGCATCCGCAGCAAGCTGACGGCTGATGCGAGTCCAGTGAGCGATGGTGCGTACCGGGGCGGTTTGCAAGTTAAACGTGATATCCGTTTCCGGCTTCGCGTTGCTTTCCGCCGTCTCCGCCGCGTTGTTTACAAACGTGGCTTCGCGCGTGAACTCGACCGCGTTGCTCGTGGTGGGCAGCGCGTTCATTGCAGACTCAACCATAAACCGGCGGAATGCACCGCTAGTCACTCCAACGCGACGGTCAGGAGCCACAGTCGTGTCACTGCCGGTCGTGGTGTTTTTCAACTCGATGCGCACGGTGCGCACTTGGCCGCCGACAAAGGCCTTGTACTGATCGGCGCCGATGAACTGGCTACCCATCGTCTGCGGCGCGTCACCTTCGCGCGGCGCGCCTTGCTTTTGCTCCAGCGCGAGCAAGCGATCTGCAATCTCGCGCTGTTGCGTGCCGAGCGCAGCGATTGCGCCCTTGGTTTCGACGGAGACAGAGCCGGCGGCCTTGATCTCTTGCTCGGCTTTCTCAGCGTAGGCATTGAGCTTGGCTTCGAGGGCGCCGACGCCCTTCATGATGTCAGAGAGGTCCATTTTCTTTTCCTTCCAGGATGAGTTACGGAATAAGGCGCACTTGAAGCGTGGATTGCATACGATCCAAAATGGCCTGTACTTCTTGCGCAGCTTTCGCTTGTGTACCGCTTAGGCCCGGTTCCCCCGTCCCAAACAACACTCTCGCGCGGCCGACGAGCGCTTGCGCCAGCCCTTTGCTGAGCCCGCCTGCATCCCGCAGGAAGTACTCAAAATCTCGCACCGTCTCGATACCTTCAATCTCGTCACTTTTGACGCTGCCGAGGTCAACCCGCGCAGCTTCGTCGGCAGGAAACGTCACTACAGACACCTCAAAGAGGCGGCTGACGCGCTTAATCATGCGTTTGCCGTCTTCCATTTCTTCGTAATCGCCCTTCTTGAGCAGATAGCCAATCGACAGGCCATCTACCGTGCCGTGCTTCAGCGCGGCGCGCGTCTCGTCTGCGCGAGCCATGCCGGGCGTGAATTCGCCCTGCACAAGTAAGCCGTGATCGTCTTCTTTGACCACCGCCCACTTGCCAATGGGCAGGCCCATCGAGTCGTGATTGACAAACATCTTGGGCTTGCCGTGCGTCCTTAGCGTGTAGTCATACGCGCCACGGATGATGGTGTCGCCGTAAGAATCGACGCCCCCAAAGACGGAGGCGTAGCCCGAAAACGTGGCGGCACCATCGTCCGAAAACTTCACGGCCGCGTCACTGAGCGATAGGGTCTTGTGCAGCATCGGCCGCTCCTTGAACTTGGCCCAGCATCGGCAGCGGGGCTAGAT